CCGGCGGCGCGCATAACCTTTTTCATCTCGCGCTTATCGAGCGCGACCTCACCCCATGAATTGACGGTTACCTTAAGCTCGCTCACTAAATTCCCCACCGCCGCCCGGTCAGCAACCCGACCACTAGCAGGACGAGGATAATGGCGAGGACAATCCCAAGCGGATTATTCCAGCCGACATAACCGCCTCGATATCCCCAACCGCCGCCAAGAACGATCAGGACGATTAGCACGATCAGGACGATTTCTAGCGGGCCCATTAATGCACCCATCCCTCACTGGTAGGCGTGAGACTGCCGCCCTCGGCGAATTGGTTCTGGCGCGTTTGGTCGGTATCGTCCGGCGTCGTCCGCGCCGCCTCGAGCTCACACTCGAACTGGCAGAACCGTTTACGCCCGCCGAGCTCTTTGACCCGCCGCACCCGGTAAAGCTCCGTCCGCATGGTTCCGTCGGTCGGGCGCGTGGTCGAGCGCATGATAACGTTCGTGTTCTCGACGTAATCGAGCCAGCGGGTTGTTATCATGTGGGTTACCGGCGTATCGACCTGCACCGTTAGGTAATGCGTCGTCGCATAGGTCGGGTCGATCGCCGCGTGTGTGGTGGCGATCGGAACGAAGGTTTCCACAATCGCCCCGCTATTCGGATCGGGCGCTTGGTCGCGCCGATACAACGTCACTTGCCAGCGTAACGCGCCGATCCCGGTCGTAAGGGTTAACTGCCCCGAGGGGTTATCCGGCATAGGTCCAAAGGCGCCAAGGCCACATGAGCAATTGCGCCGCCTTAGGCATGTCAGAGGATATATCGCCGCGTTGCTCGTAAAGGTAAGCGGTTAGCAACAGGATGGCGTGACAGATCGGCGCGGGTATCAATGCCGCATTGTCGGTCGGGTCATACCCGCTGGTATAGTCGATAATCATGGATTGCTGCGGAATGCGCGGCAAGAGTTGCGGCTTAACCGCGACATAAGCGGGCTCGACGTTCAGGTTGAGGTCGTAATCGGTCGCGGGATCGGCAACCGTCATATCGTCGATTGGGCCCCATTGGATTTGCTCAACCGATTGGGTCGGCGCCCGCGGTAGTTCGATCGGGCGCTTGACCAACGGCGGCCAATTCAACGGGAACACGATTAGCGATTGCGGGACGAGCGGCGTCGCGGTCGGCGGCGGCGCCCAAGTAATCGACCAGCGGAGCTTTTGGGTAAACAACGCCCGGTTAAGCCATGCCTCCGCCCATTGGCGGGCGGAGGTTATATACATGGCGATAAGCGTATCATCGTAGCTTGCGTCAATCCGACAATGCTGGCGAGCGAGCGCAACCGATACTGGTTCGCTCGCCGGCGCTTGAGTGACGCGGAGGGCGGCGTACACGTTACTTGCGGACGAACCCGCCCGGTTGACGTTGCGGCGTCGGGGTCGAGGTCTGGGAGGAGTCGCCCTCGGCCTCGCGCGCCGCAACCGGCGGCGGCAACGGATCGGCATACTGTTGCGCCACCAGATTACGCGCCGCCTCAAGCGGGAACGTCGCAACGTCTCCCCGATAGTAAATTCCCCAACGGCGCGTAAACCGAACCATAGCCATGTAATTTGGCATTGCTAGCGCCCGTGCCTCCCGTGCGGTTGTGGTTGCTCTTGTGCGCCGCCGCGCGCCGCCTCATGTGCTGCCGCCTCTTGCGCGGCAATCTCCGCCTCGGTAACCGCCTTTGGATCAGTAAGCGTTGGCGGCGGGTTCGCCCCGGTCGCCGCGGCGGGACGAACCGATCCTGCCATGCTCCACGTCGGGTTAAGGGCTTGCGTCGAGAACGGCGCCCCGGGCAGGCCGGGAACTCCGGTAAAGGTCCAATCGCTCGTTATCAACACGGCGAGCGATTGCTTGTGACGCACATTGAAATCATGCTCCGCGATGACCCGGACCAGCGATTGATCCCGCTGGAAACTACTAACCATCCCGGTCCCGTCATTGTACGACGCAACATCGGAGGCATCGACAATCACGTTATAGGTATCGGCAATGATTACATCCGCGAAGTCCGCGAAATAAATCTCCGAGCCATGCCCGGTTCCGAGGTTCGTCGGGATTTGCTGCGAAAGCTTGACCGGATAGCCCTCGAACATCCCCCGGGCCATCTCGTCCTTGTAGTAAAACCCGCCGACTTGATCGCGGGCGGAGGCGATAAACCGCGCCGAGGTCGGCGACATAATCCAGACCGGCTTAATCATCCTCGACATACCGTTTTGCAATGCGAGGATTGCCCCATTGGCGCCAGCAAGGATCGCGGTTAGCGCATCGCCCGGTTGTGGCGTCGCTGGCATCGCCGCGACCGTGATTACGTTGGCGGCGAGGCATAAGTTGCGGAGGCCTATGGGCCCCTTGTCGGTTCCATCGCCCCTAATAAATGCGAGGTCCTCGCGACGGGCCACGGTTTGCACCAGGTCGTCCCTTACGACCTCCTCGACGCCGATCGGCGCGCGCCGGATAAGGTCGTTGGATACCGGAACCAGCGCCGTCAATTTCTTGGCGACGAAGTTCACATCGTCAAACCGCTCTTGCGATACCGCGATATCGTCGAGCTCGTTCTGGTAGCTAGCGGTCGCTCCGCCAGCGAGGCGCGGGATAGTCAGGTTGCCCATAGGCATCCCGACCTCCATTGGCCCCGAGCCGCGGATGGCGGTTTGCGCGCGCAAGAGCTCGATAAGGTCGGCCAAAAAATCCTGCGGGATAAGCGCGCCGCCCTCGCCGGTCACGGTCGAGTTGAGCGCGCGGGCAACGAGCGTATCGCCAAAGCGATGTTCGATGAACTCCGCCGCTTTGGCGAGACTGCCGCCGTTATAGCGCGCTTGCAGTACGCCGATCACGAACCGCGCCGCTTGCAGGCCCGGTCCTTGCTTTGGCGTCCGCTTGGGTTGCGGGCGAACCATCATCCCCGCTTGCCAGCGGAACCCGCCGCGGTTGCGTGAACCGTTCATGTGTTTGTCCTCGTCCTCATCACCTCCGTTCTTGTCCTCGTCCTCGTCGCCGTCGAAATTGCCGCCGGGTTGTTCGGTCGCCAGCGCCGCCTCGGCGGCCATCGCTTGCTCGATCCGGGTAATGCGGTCGTGATGTTCGCCAACCTTCCCCTTGAGGTCGTCGAACTCGGAGGCAAGGTCGCGCGGGAGTTCTTCGCCCTCGGGAAGCTCGTCTTGCCGCGCGATGATCTCATTCATGCGGGCAATCATCTGAGCGCGCTTGCGGCGCAACTCATGTATTTGAGTCGCCATGTCCCTTGATCCTTTCCGGGTAGGTTCCGCCGCGCGCTCGCGCCAAGCGTCAAAGCAAACCGCCGCGCGTTGGTCTTGGTCGTATTCCTGCATGGCATCGCTACCCATGCAGCGGTCAATAAAGTCGTCTTGTGATTCGCCCGCGTGGGGCGACGGTATCGGCATCTAGGCGCCGATCGCCTCGGCGAGCTCCAACGCGCGTCGCCGTCGCGCTTTCATCGCGGCAACCGCCGCCATGTTCGCTAGTGTCTCGCCGGTATCGGGCGGGGTATCGCTGGCAACATCCCCATTGCCGCCGACGCCCTCACCCGGGCCATCAATCAACGCCTCGGGGTTAGCCGGCACCGTGACAACCGAGAACTCGACGAGCTCTTGCTCGCTGAAATCAATGCCCGGGAACCAATCATCAGCGCCGCGCGCCGGGTCCTCGGTATATTTCCATTTGACCGGGCGAAAGCCGACCGAGGTCGCCGCCAAGAACCCCTGCGCGGCGAGGCGATACACCGCTTGCGCGAACCCGCCGCCCTCGGGCGTATCGGGCGGGATGAACTCGACCGAGGCTTTTAGCGCGCCGTCCTCGATCGCCACATTGAACGCCCGACCGATCGGGAGGCGTGAAACGTCGTGGCCCCATAGGACAACCGGGTTGCGTAAGAAGTTATCGAGTTGCCAGCCGTCAATCGCTATCGCGTCTTGCTCCCGGTCAACGCAAGCGGTCGAGATAGTGAACCGGAGCGCCCGCAAATCCGAT